TTTAATCTCGGCAGCCTGTTGAACCCCGGCAACTATCGTCATTAGCTCCATACGGCGGATCTCCGGGTTAGAGATACTCGCCATCACCTTATCGATCAGGCTGAATCGCTCGCCGGTTTCGACGTTCTCCAGCTCGCGGCTGTTCAGGTAATCAAAGTTAGACTGGCGACGCGCTTTCACTTCACGGATCGCCTGCTTGCTGGCATAGGACGACGCCCCACGGTTCACATTGCCGACGGCAATCAACAACGCCTCGCGCCAGCGCGTGCGCTGGGCTTTCAACTGGCGCTCCCACCATTCGGCATTAACCAACCGGGACAGACTTGCTATTGCTGACCGGGCATCCAGTTTACCTTTGCGGTATTTGCTCCAGTGCATCGGTTTGATATTGAAGGCGCGAACCATTGGCGCGGTATGGCCATAAAAATCGGCCTGAGTGCTATCTTCCAACAGCCCTGTATTGTCTCCGCCGTTGCGCTCGATGAATTCTTCACAGCAGCTCTCATAGATTGACAACAGTTGACCAGCCACGCGATCCGCAAGGCGCTTTAGCTCTTTGTCATCCATACCCGGCAAACCCGCATAATTATCAATCTCCGCCATCCAGCACGGTGAGACTGCTAGGTTCATACCGTTCTTGGCGTTAACTGCCTCAATACGGGGCCAAATACGGCGTTCGAACTGAAACACCAACCATTTGTTGGCGTCATGCAGCCCTTTAGATTTCAGCAAGTAATCATGGCGTGAAAGGAAAATAGCGCTGAGAAAGCGAGGCAGGGAATGGATCTGGCGTAAAACAGCTTGCCCCTGAGCGTGTTCCTCACGGGTAAGCGGTCTTACCGGCCCGGCGATTGCCGGGCGCGGTGCGTTCCATGGGTAGGCCCATAGATTTCGTTCAGTCATACTGCTGTACTTCAGGTCTGCGAGCATATTCAGCATCGCTCAAATCGGCGGCCCAAAAAAAGCCCACTGCAATAAGCAGCAGGCTGAGAACGATAAAAAAGCTTGTCATGACTGCACCACGTAAGAACGACACTTGGCCTCACGCAACTGTTGGCAGGAAACACAGGTGTCTACCCCAGAAAGGGGAATGCGGCGTGCTTCGGGGATCGGTTCGTCGCAGTCTTCACATTTGAAAGCAGAAGGCATAACCGAGAACTTACGAGCGTTAGCAATCTGTGCATCCAATAGCAGAGCCTGACGCTCTTGTGACAAATCCATGAGGTCGGCCATCAGTGCAACTCCTGCGCTTGACTCTCGATGGCTTCAGCTTCTTGGCGTAGCAGTTCTACAGCTTCAGTTACATTTAGGCCGTCGCACGTGATGTGTGCTGCTAAACGCACCAAGCGAGCCGCAGCAACCTCAGCCTGATTCCTGCGCTCATCCATGCGAGCATCGTTAAGTAAAACAGTCACGGTACTAACATCTTTGCCGCTGGCAGGATCAAACCCGAAAATGCATTTATTCATTTTGTTAATTCCTTATTTTAGGCAAAACGATGCCCGGCGGGTTAACGCCAAAATTACGCAATGCCGTTAATTAGTTTTTAATTCGCAATCATCATTACTGATAAAGCGCGGTAAAGTTTTTGATAAATCAATAATGTCATTAAATGCCCATATTAATTTCTGACGTTCGGTATAACTCATTTCTACAAATTTCATATTGACATGCCTCTCTTTCAATCCAGCATGAAAACAAAGCGTTCTGCGGATATGCCCCGGTGACTTATCAAAAGCCTCTTGTGCCACATTCTTTCTATTCACGAACAGATCCCGCTTAATCTGCGAAATGCGCCTAATACCGATAGCTTTTTGGTCATCCGTTGCCAGTAACATATCAACCCCAATTAGCGGCAGAACAAACGGCGCAGCAGTTGCGCAGGTTTTGTAGTAGACAGACCATGCAGCAATGCAGCCTGATCGTGACGTGGACGCCAACGTTTTCCGCCCGGTAATTCAATAAAGCCGTTTTCAAAATGGCGCGATGGGCTTTGCTGTTTCAGTAGTGGAGCGATTGAGATAGGCACTGTGATCACCTCAACTTAACCCAGCAACTGCACTCAACCCACCGAGCACGTCAACGGTGGAGGCTAGCGCAGGGGTGGATTGGATACGGTTTTGAACGGTCAGACCGATTAGCGACAAATGGCGGATCGCCGTGTTGACGCTTTCAAGGAGTGCCGATTTACGAGATGCAGTCTTGTGATCTCCCTCTACTGCCGCCGCCGCAACAGAACCTACAGCTGCCGTTGCTTTCAATGCATAAGTGGATATGTTGCCAGCACATGCCTCATTGATTGGCACTGAGGGTAGACAGTTCAACTGCGCCAGCAAGGCATCTACCAAGCTGGAATCTTCTGTTGCATCAGTGATTGCCAGCAGTTCAGTGCAACTCAATTGATGCGGTTGTTCTGGGTTCAGCTTGTTACGCAGCATCTGCGGCTTCATTTCAATCTGTTCAGCAACGCGCACAAGGTTTTGCCGAACAGCAAACTGGCGACACGCCATCTCAAAATGTGGATGTTTCGAAACTTCGAAATCAAACATTTCTCTCCCCTTTTGCGTCTGGCAACATCTCAAACCGTTACCGAAAATTCACATTCTGAGAGAGCATTAAGAGTGAGTTTCACCATGTTGATGAGGACTTTCTCCCGTTTTGCACCAGTTCCCAAACGGTGACGGTATGATGACAAGCGCCCATCAGCGAGCATGTCATCAACTGTATTCTTAGATAACCCTGTGAGTTAACAGTATTTTTCAATGGTTACGTGCGGCGTAGGAACCGTGATTGAAATGTTTTTACGCATAGTGCAAGATCCTCCGATGACCTGTGGCGGGTCGCGTTAAGTGGTGATAAGCACCAAAATCTCTTATCGAGATTGAATTTACAATCTTGCATTAAGATGGTCAATGATTTTATCTCAAAAAGAGATTCAGATGATTAATCAGGATACAAAAGCTGTAATCGACAGGATGCTCCTTGCCTACGGTCTCAAGACAAAGCTGGCGCTTTGTGAAGCACTTGATATCACCGCTAGCGCGTTGGCTAACCGACAACTACGGAATGCGTTTCCTGCGGAATACGTTCTCAAATGTGCTTTAGATACTGGGGCATCATTGCGGTGGCTAACATATGGACAAGGTGAGATGTTCGAGCAGAACGTTATTACTGCTCCATCTGCACTTGCAGTACCAAGCAAGAGATTACTTGCCCGAAAACTGCATGATAGCGAGACACTATTGCTAGACAAAAACTTCCTTCCTCAAGGAATTAAAAATCCTCTTGTCGTGATTGACAATGAAACTCAGTACATTGCCACACAGACTTATGACGATGTTTATGATGGCACCTGGATTATTGATATAGATAATAATATCAGCATTAGGGATCTAATCCGCATACCTAATAACAGAGTCAACGTATCTGACAAAAGACACTCTTTTGAATGTCCTATTTCGGATTTAAAAGTACTTGCAAGAATCGTAGTAACTTGCAAAAAAATATAAAAATTAAAAAAGGACTTAGTATGAACGAAGATGATATCGAAAACCGCAAAGAAAAGTTAGTAGAAATGGCCAGAGAACTTTGGCTAAGTAATGCAATTACAAAAGAAAGACTAAACAGGGTTATCAAATTAATAAATGATGGTAATTTAGATTATGCTGAGAGACTATTAATCACACTCGAAATAAAAAATAATCATGAAGAAGATAAAAAAATAAAAAACGACATTAGCAATAACATAAGCTTAGATGATTATTTCTCACTTAAAAATGGCAACAACAAAGATCTAGATGATCTAATAAATAAATGTGATTTTTTCGAAAAAACAAACTCAATATTAAACATTGAAAATGAAAAAGAAAAAGTAACAAATAAAAAGCTAACCGTTGAAAACGAAAACCTTAGAAAAATAGCCGAAAGTTTGGTGACTGAAAATCACAACATAAAAGAAAACATAAATAAAATACAAAAAGAAAACTTAGAACTAAAGAAAAAGCATCAACAAAGTAGAATTGATGAAAAAATACCAGATTATGTAAAGGATGTGAGCCAAAAATTAGACGTGGCAGATAATTTTTTTTCTGACATGTCTCGTAACTGGTCTATTGCAGGTTTAATATTGGCTTTATGTGCAGTAGCATCTGCATTTTGTACTTTCTTTTTTGGTTTAGATACTATATTAAACAACCAAAAACTGACTCCCACTGTTATTCTCTACACATTTGTCAGAGGAGGACTAGGCATAGCCCTGCTATCATGGGTTTCTTATATAAGCTTTACTAACGCCAGAAACTACACCCATGAATCTATCCTTAGAAAAGATAGACAACACGCATTAACATTCGGACGACTATTCCTGCAGATATACGGCTCAACAGCAAGTAAAGAAGATGCCATTCATGTGTTTAAAGATTGGAATATGTCCGGTGACACCGCATTCTCAAGTAAAAGCAGCGCTCCCCCCAGCCCATTGAGCTATATAGACACCATAAAAAATGCTTTATCAAAAGCATCAGCAACAACTAAAAGCGCTGATAAAACGAATGAATAAAGTATTACTTAGTAAAAATCAAACATTGACCACTGGTTTTACATACAGTTAAATATCCCTCAATTTCAAGAGGGGTTACAATGGCAGTTCGGAAACAATCATCCGGTAAGTGGTTATGTGAGTGCTACCCTGCAGGCCGAGAAGGCCGCAGGGTACGTAAACAGTTTGCGACTAAGGGTGAGGCAATCGCATTCGAACGCTTCACTATGGAGCAGGTGGACAATAAGCCGTGGTTAGGCGAGGTAGTTGATCGCCGTAAACTGAGTGAGATCGCCAAACTTTGGTACAACCTGCACGGTCAATCCCTCACCGCTGGTGAACGCACCTACAAAAAACTATGCCTTGTGATTGAAGCCCTGGGCGATCCCCCTGCTACCACCTTCACCGCAAAGGACTTTGCACATTACCGTGATAAACGTCTATCCGGTGAAATCT